GGCGACAATGACGTCGTTGACGTTGATGGCAGCACCGCTGTGGTTCGTATGGTCAAGCGCTTCGCCAGGCTTGATGTATCGCGTGGTCATGGGTTCTGCTCCGAAACGTAAGAGAGGTGTGCCGTCGTGGCGCGGGGACCCGCGCCACCGCGTGGGCGACTACTTGCCCGGGTTCTTGTGGATACCGCGCCAGCCCACGGCGGCCACGCCGTAGCGGTGGGCGGCTTTCCACGCGATACCGTCACTGCGGAAATTCAGCTCCTGCTCCAGCGTCGGCGTCTGGATGCCGTCGAGGAACGCGACCTCGAACACGGCCTCGGTAGCGGAGTCGGCCAGCGCGTACCACGGATCCCCAGCCAGGCGCGGCGTATCGATGAGGTCCTTGAACTGGTTCTGCACCATGTTCGGGCGCTGCAACTTGTTCGGCGTGTCCGGGTCGTACTCAGCGCGATTAATCACGCGAGCGGAGCCCCCGAGCGCCAACGGGCCGAGCCAGATGGCCGGGGTGATATCGAGGAAGTCGTTACCGCCCGGATCCATCTGCCCGGCCATCGCCGTGCGTGCCGCATCGAAGCTCGCGACGCTCGGCACGCCGCCGGTCGCGGCGATGTTGCCGTGGTCGACATGAAACAGCGGCTTGCCGTCGTTCATCGTCGGGCCGTTGCCACCGTTCGCGGCGAACAGGCTGTAAACGTCTTTTTCGATGGTGCGGCCTGCGGCCTGCCCTAGCGCGCCGGATACACGGATCAGCGCACCGAGGTCATCATTGATCAACACTTCCGGCGTGATCTCCAGAATGCGGCCCTTGCGCTTGCCTTGGATGGTTTCCTTGGCGCCATCGCCCAGCACGCCGTTCTCATACTCGCCGCGTTCATTGGCCACTTTCAGATCGCTAAACGAGCTGAGGTGGTAACGGCTGTGCGGGCGGTAGTCGATCAGGGTGCCGATGGTGCAGAAGCGCATCCAGGTGAATGCCGAGGCGGAATAGCCGCCCAGCAGCGCCTTGTGCAGCACGTTCTCCAGCAACACCGGGAAATCGCTCGTGGTCTGACCGCCCGCGGCCAGCGCGCGCTGGGCAATTTCTTCGCGGCCCATGTGGCGGGTATTAGCGCCGCCGCGGACCAGCATCTGCTCGGCCATACTGATCAGCGACGCACTGCCGAACGGGTTGCCCTGTCGTGCGGCCACGGCCGCATCGCCATGGATCAGGCCATAGCGGGCCATCAGCAGCTGCTCCGCCGCGCCGCGCATTTTTTCGTTTTCGCTGGTGCCCATCTGAATGTGCATCGCGCTGCCCGCCGGCTCGGAGGCGCCGCCGAGGATCGGCAGCAAGCTCGCGCGGACGCTGTCGACGGTGGCCGAGGGATCCGCCAGCGCGGCGGTGTACAGCGCACTGACGCCCTCGCGGCGCATGTACGGTTCCAGCACGGCCTTGATTTCCTCGTTGCGGGTGCGCAACGCGGCGTGGACGTCGGCGACGGTCGCGGCAACGCCGCCGCCACCTTCGCCACCGTCCGCGCCGAGCTTGTTGCGGAAGCCCGCGGCAAACAGCTTGCGAAGTTTCATATCGTCGTCTCCAGATTCGGCCGTGGCGGCCGTGGTGAGTGCGGCCATCAGGGCCTGTTGACCGCTGGCGGATGCCAGCGCCTGTTCAAGGGATTGCGCATCGAAACCCGCCGGCATGCGCATGCGCGGCTTGGCCAGTTCGGGCAGCGCGGCCGGATGACGCGCGGCGGCGGCGACAGCGATCTGTTTGATGTGATCGGGCGCACCGGCCAGCAGCCGATGGACGCCAGCGGCACGGGCGCTCGCGTTCTTGTTGTCCGCCTCGTCGCCGAGGTCCGCGGTGGCGGCGACCAGCGCGTCGGCGAAGCCCTCGGCCACGGATTGCTCACCTGTGTAGTAGTGGTCCTGCCCATCCGACAGCAGCGCCAACATGTCGGCATTAGGCTTGCCGGTTTTGTTGGCGTAGGCGCCGGCCATCGCCTGGGCGTAGGTGTCGAGCACGTCGGCCATGACGCGCATGTCCTGCGCGTTGCCCTGCGCGACGCCCCACGGTGCGTGGATCATCAACAGCGAGGTGGCCGGCATCTGGATCTCATCGCCCGCCATCGCGATCAAGCTGGCGCTGGACATGGCCACGCCGTCAACGGTGACGACGACGCGGGCACGGTGCCGCTTGAGCGCGTTATAGATGGCGATGCCATCGCTCACGCTGCCGCCGTAGCTGTTGATCCGCACATTGATCTGCGTGGTGTTGGCCGGTAGTGCCTGCAGCTGCTGCACCACGCTCAGTGCAGTGACCGACTCGCCCCACCAGCTGTCGCCGATATCGCCATACACCAGCAGCTCGGCCTCGGTGGTGTTGGCGATCGGGCGCAGCACCATCAGCGGGCGGATCGTGGGCACGTTGCCATCGGCGGCGGCGAATGCCGGAGACGACAGGCGCGCGTGCGGCGAGCACGCCGCCATCAGGCCAGCAATGGCAAGCGAGAGGGAGTGTTTACGCATGAGCTGTGGCCTCGGGGTTGGCCGCTTGTTCCGGCGTGTCGTCGTCCGGCGGCGGCTGCTTTTTGTAGATGGGCTGTGCGGTGGGCGCGTCTTGCGTGACAATGCCGGCGGCCTTGAGGTCGCTTTGCCATTTGCCCTGACCGCGGATGACGTCGGCCGGGTTGCGGCCCTGCCGCTGCACGATCTCGGCGCCGCTGATGTAGCAGCGGTCTTCCTGCATCTGCCAGCCGGTGACCTCTTTAATCGGGTCGATCCACGGCATCACCGGCGGCATATACACAGCATGGCTTAGCTGGGCAAAGCTCATGCCCCTGACCGGTTTGATCAGGCCGCCGGCGAGACACGCGGCAACAAAGCGGCGGTACACCTCGCTGGTGCACTGATCAATAAACGCCTGACGAAGCACGCCATACGCGGCGTCTTGCTCGACCAGCTCCTGCCGCTGCGCGCTATAGGTGCCGTTGTAGTTTTTGCTGGCGCTGCTGTTGCTCACGTCGGTGCCGCATGCCACCGCGCGAATCTGGCCATCGCGCCAGGTCACCGCATTCGGGTTCGGGCGGTTGCTGTCGATGGTTTCGACCGACTCGCCCGGCAGCAGATCGTCAAAGATCATGCCCGGGGCAAAGTTCATGCTGCGCGGCTGGCCCGCTTTTTCGGGCTCGTAGCACTGTGCGTCACCTTTCTTGATGACGGCAGCCATGCTGGCCGCGATGCGCGCGGCGATGCGCTCGCTTTCTTCGTAGTCTTTGAGGTCATCGAGGCGAGCCAGCACGCTGGCGAACATGCTGACGCCACGGCGCTGGCCAATGCGGTCCACCAGCTTGATGTGGCCAACGCGATCGGTAGCCAGCCGCTTGAGCGTGGGCACGGCCACGAACGGATCGCCGGGGTGCTGCTTGTAAAACCAGTAGCCCTGCGGTTTGCCCCATGCATCAATTTCGATGCCTTGGATGATGTTCTTCTGACTGTCGTTGTAGTCGATCGGCAGCAGATCGGGCTCCAGCAGCTCCAGCGAAAACGGCACGCTGGTGCCGTGGCTGAGCTTGGGCACCGAGCCTTCAAGGTATTGCCACAGACCCTCGCCATCGCGAAACCAGGTGCGCGCCATCAGCTGTTCGGCACGGGCGCGGTTCAATTCGCCGGTGACTTCCGGCTGAAGGCTCCACTGCTGCCACAGCTCATCCAGCTGCTTGGCCAGATCCATCAGCACGTTGCCATCGGCATCACGCGGCTGCGGCTGCACACCGATGCCGGTGGGGCCGACCACGTTGCGCACCAGCGTGTTGAGAATGCCGCGACTCAGGTCGTGGTTGCGGTCGAGGTTGCGCGCCATGTCGCGCAGCTCCCGATGCGCCAGGCCGGCCACGTTGTTGCCGCTGCCAAAGTCACGCTGCCGCTTGCGCAGGCGCGAACGGTTCACCGCGTCGTAAGCGTTGCCATACGCTTGAGCGCGCAGGCGGTTATGTGCGCGACTGGCCGCCCACGATGGAGACAGCGCGAAAATCGCGCGCTCGATGAGTGCCGGTTTTTTCGCCGCGCTCATCGGCCGCGCAACGGATCATCGCCCTCGCCGCCCGCGGGCGCCATGGGCATGCCGGAAAGGTTGGCCAGCGAGACGCCGGCCCGTCCACCACCGCGTGACTCAGCGGCAGCCTTGCGCTCCCATTCACGGCGTCCCGCTTGCACCATGGCCAGATCGGCGCGGGTTAGCTCCCGGTCGCCCCAGCGGAATTTTTGACCGCGAAGAATCGCCGACTCGGCGGCGAGGTAACTGGCAAGCATGTCGGAAGCGGTGGACATGCTCGCAAGCATCGCGGACATCGTGTGCCATGGTTACCGGAAAGCTGGCACACTTTGATTCGCACATTAATTAGTCAGACGGCCAAAAGCATGAAGGTTCTGGACAAACTCGAGCTCATCGATCGCATCGGCAGAGAGCTGCAAAGCCGAATGTCGTACGGCGAAATTGACACCTACTTACGAGCCCACGGCGTTGACACTAAGAAGCCAACCTCGGGGGTGAACAGTAAGTGGGTCTACACCAAGGAACTACTCTCTGATGAAAAAGATCCGCTCGTTGTGCGGATAGCCGATGAACTTGAGCTCTCCCATAACTACACCGTCGCGGATTCAAGTACGACACTAGAGGCCACGTTTTGGGAGCCTTTCCATTTCAAGCTGTTCCTCAGCCACCTGTCTAGCTTCAAAAAGACGACCGGCCTGCTGCAGGCGGCGTTACGCAACTACGGAGTCTCAGCGTTCGTTGCACACGTTGACATTGAGCCTACCAAAGAGTGGTTGGACGAGATCGAGGCAGGGCTCTACTCCATGGATGCCTTGGCTGCAATCCTCATGCCCGGATTCAAAGAGAGCAATTGGACAGATCAAGAAGTTGGAGTTGCCGTTGGTCGCGGTGTGCTGGTCATTCCTATCATCCGAGGACTGAACCCATATGGGTTCATTTCCAAGTACCAAGGCCTTCAGGCTGAGGGTAAGACGGTAACGAGCGTTGCCGAGAGCATCTTTCGAGTCCTGGTTTCGTCGCCAAAGACCCGCTCACGCATGTTGTCCTGTCTCATTGACACAACAATCCGAGCAGCTTCCGCAGACGAAGCGCTAGAAAAGCTAAAGTACATCGCTTCCGTCGAAAGCATGCCAATCGCATACTTAGAAAAACTACGAGATAGCGCCACGTCCTCGGTGGCTCTTTCGTCGGGAGATCCGCTTAAGCAACTAAACGACCTTCTGTCGAAGCACAAACTCAATCCCGTCGAGACCAACCAGACACCCGAACCATTTGACGACGATGACATTCCGTTTTAGCCGTTGGATCAGCCTATCAAGTTTTCTTCGTTGGCCGGCTGGAATCCTCGAGGTCGTTTAAAAAT